TTTATCAAGCGAATGCCACCAGTCAATAATTCCGCCTGCGGCCTGAATAAGCCGGTAAACAACGCGGCCAACCACATCACCAAGCCACAAAATCCCTTTGACAGCGGCGGTGACTACCTTCTCAATTTTCGGGAAGTTATCAAGGATCTGCTTACGCAGGCGGTCAATAGAGCCTGCGAGCCCGTCGGTCAGGCTGGATCCGATTTTGTCCCGCGCCAGTGCGGCCATCAGACCAAACTCACGTATGGACGTCATGAACCGGTTGGAGCTTTTCGCTGCGGCATCAGCATTGAAACCGATAGCTTTCGCCATCTGCGAATACTGCGCGTTGAAATCGCCCAGGCCGCGACGCATCGCCATCAGGGTGTTTTCATCAATGCCGAGCATCTGCGCATACTGGTTCGCCCGGTAATACGGCATGCTGCTCAGGCGCTGGCCCACACCCGTGAAAATGGCCTCCATGCTGCGCATCTGGCCGCTGGCGTCGCGCGTCTGTACGCCCAGGCGCTGGAGAAAGCCCTCCGCCCCCGGATTGGTACGCATGAAACGCGCAAGGTTCTCAAGCGAACCGCGCGCGGCGGCGGCGCTACTGCCCGTTTGTGATGCGGCATACCCGATAGACTGGAGGCCAGCCACCGTCGCACCAGTACGTTGTGAAGCCCAGTAAAGCTCATCAAGACTACTGGCAATCTTCGTGGTGAATGCCACGACAGAAAGCGCTGCGCCCTCAACAACCGCGCCCAGTTTAATAACCGACCGGGTCACTCCCGCAACGGTGGCATCAAATTTCGCGGCACCCGCGCCATCAATATCGAACCCGAGGGAGATCAGGAACGATTTCATGATTTCAGCGTTCACTGTTTTCTCTCTCCCAGCGCTCAATGCGCATATCGTTATCGGCTTTAACGTCGATCCAGTCGTTCATGCGTGCGATGTCAGCCAGGTCAACGGAACCGTCAAGCAATGCGGTGTAGGGGATATAGCCCGCCTGTACCGGACGGCGCAGAAAATCTTCACCATCCGGCAGGGTGTTGAGCGTCAGGCTGACTGCTGGTCCTGCGTCACGCTCGTAGGGGGTACGGGCAAAAAATTTCCCAGGTTAGCGGCTGCCACCCGGCCAGCGATATTCAGCATGGTAAACAGGTCGATATCATCGAACATCAGGGAACCGTTACTAAAAACGGGCGTCCAGTTACCTGTTATCGCCTTACGGGTCACCACCGACAGGCAAGGGAACAAAATTGCGTTAACGTCTTCTTCCGGCATCCCGGCCACCACGTCGGCAATTTTCGGAAGGATAGTACTGATAACCTGCGAGGTTTTCTCCCTGTCACCTGCCGTCGTTGCTGCTGTTTCACGCAATAGGGCCAGGTCAGGGACGATACTGGACAGTACCGGCAGTAATTTCCGGCAGACTTTCAACTGGTCAAAAACGCTCAGTTTAGTGGCGCGGTAATCCACGCCGTTGATGTCAAATTCCATCGATTAAAATTCCCCTAACGTCTGGTCGATTTTGCCGCAGTCAAACACCCAGGAAACGGTCGCCCCGACTTTTGCGTTAGCATGATCGGGCTGTTTCTGAAAGGCCACAGTACGCGCGACAGTTGTATCCCCGGAGACGTGGTTACGCACCAGAATCACGTTATTTCCCCAGAGGGAAGATGAAAGCGACTGTGCGTTGTAGGCCAGCGACAGCTTTTTGTTGACCGGGGACGTTTTCAACAGGGTGACGGTAATAGTTCCCGCTTTGCCAGCATGTAGTGAATGCATCACCTCACCATCAGCCCCGACGGTCATGGTGTTTTTGGCCTCTGTCATTGTGACAGTAATGCCCTCTTCGGCGTTGGCTGAACCGTAGCCCAGGTCAATATCACCCGTCGGGCCAGCCAGTGTCGCCGTGACGTCCATAAAAGAATATGTAGACATGGTTTCCCCTTATCGAACAACGTTGATCTGAACGTCTGCGTAATGCACTGCACCAGCGAGCTTACAGGCCACCTGAATGAGCGGTGATTTGCGGGCTTCGCGGTTTGCCTGCGCCTGCTCTGAAATCGGCTGCGCATAGACGTAATACCCTTTCGTCAGCGTGTCGCCAGGTGCCAGTTGACCAATCGGGCCACCATTCCACACACCAGCCGCCACCAGCCCGTTAGTCACCGCCTGGTCCATAGACTGCTCGACGTTAGTCAGCAGACGGGTAACGCCAGCGTCGGTCTGTGGAATTTTGGTGGTGCTGGTATAGAGCAGGTTATACAGGTTGGTCTGCACGTAGTTCTGCAGCCAGTCGAGTCCGTGGCGCTCATCGAAGAAATCACCGTTAGCCATTACGCCCTGCTGGATGATGGCGGTGTCGTTCTGGTAATAGACGAAGACGTTACCGTTGATCGCGTCAATGGCGTTTGCCTGCGCCAGCGTCAGCGTTTCGTAGGTTATACCCGGCTCCTGTTTGAATTTCAGGGTGATGGTGGTATTGCTGCCCGTGAAATTCACCGTGAACGCACGGCCAAACGCGGAGATGGCCGCATACTTGCTGGACGAACTGTACTGCCAGAAGGTGCGCGCGTAGCCAGCCGTTTTCAGTTTGTAGCCGAGGCTGGTCGTGTCACCCACGGTCAGTGTTTTAACGTCACTGGTCGTCACCGCCAGGATGCGGCTCAGGCTGGATGCTTCAATCGCACCAGCAACGGAAAGCACATCAGCGTCCACCAGTGCGGCACTGTCGGCAATCGCCAGACCATACCAGTTGGTATACTGGAGGCAGGCATTGACCGCAGCAATCATTGTCTCAACCGTTCCCGTCTCACCCGATGCGAGCGTTTTCGCCCAGCGGCCAATCAGTACCATGGTTGGTTTTGGTGACTGAGCAAAGAAGACCGTAGCAGCGGCGTATTCCGGCGCATCAGTGCCAAAATCGGTACCGATGTCTTCAATGCTGGAATACTGGCGGATGCGCTCAGCTACCGGAATAACGGTGGATGTGCCGAGGATCAACAGTGCGCCAAAATTTCGACCAGTGGCCGCCGTTGGCGCCATGATCACGTCGACGTTAACGACGTTTGAGACAGGTAAACCCTGTGCCATAACTTAATCTCCGAAGAATTGTACGGGGGCTGACTGGATGGTTTTGATATTGAAGGTGCGGGTATTTTTGCGCTGCAGCGTCACCGTGATGTCATACCTGCGCACCCACTGGTTATTGATTAACTCCGGCAGGTTGTAGATCTGACCATTGTCCACCAGCGACAGTCCGGCAGCAGCCCGCAACGTGGTGTTGTTCTGTTCAACGTACAAACCGTCGCGAAACCGCGCAGCCACGGCTGCACCTTGCGGCCCGTAGAAACAGGCAAGTACCGTAACCTGCTCCCAGGCCCATTGCTCGCTCTGTTCATCGCTGACCTGAATTTCTGCAGGCATATTATCCCGTGGCATTGTCGTTATGCCGAATGCAGCCCACGTTATGCCATTTTTCGGGATACTGGCTTGCGGGTCGGTCCAGCGCGGATAAACCTGATCTGCATCCAGGCCTGTAACACCCCGAATCCAGCGGCTTATCTGCCGCTCCAGTTCCTGGTCATAATCAGGCTCTGCGCCGACGGGCGTCAGGTATCCCGGTGATGTGCTGTCGTTACTCAATCGGCGAACCTCCGTCAAAGTCCAGTAGCTCGCAATGTGCCTGGACAAAACCTGTACCGTAACGCGTGTACGGGTCGACAAACGTCACGCGGTAGTCGCGCCCGCTGTACGTCACAATGTCGGCATCAAGGCTCTGGTTTGTGTCCGTTTGCGCCTGCCCCTGGGTAAGCCGGAACTGCGTCACGATGAGGATTGCACCGTTGATGTTCTGCCCTGCCGCCATACGTTTCGCTTCCAGCGAACGGTCAACAGTCACAATCCCGGAAAACGGGAAATCCTGCGGCGTGTTAACTGGAAAATTGTCGGCGTCACGCGTCTGAATCTGCCGATGGCAAACCAGCGACGTATCAAGGAAATCCGGATCCATCAGGACATCAGACATATCGAGAAACGGCATTATTTTTTCCTCACGACGTAGGTGATCGAGCGCAACAGATAGCCCCTGGCCCGCAATGGTTTATCACCAGCAATCGGTGGTTTTGCCTCGCGTCGTTTCTGAATGGTTTTTTCAGACAAGGGCGCTAGTCGGTCGCCGGCTTCAATGACCGCCTTTGCGCCGTCAGAGGCGATAATTCCTGCGCGTTCAAGCTCACGCTCTGCACCTTCCGCTTTACCTTCCAGTGCATACTGTGCGGCGGCTTTAAGGTGTGCCGTGGTGCGCTCCTGCGTATCCTCGATACCGATATCCAGAAAAGGCCTGGGCGGTAACGTCACTACTGCGCCATAAATTTCGATGGTCGCGCCAGTGGATTGCAGATAACCGATTTCCGCGTTGTTTAACTGCCCATCCTCGCGCGCGGCGTTACCCTCCGGTATGCCGACAAGCACATCCATACCGGAGAGTTTCGAAAGCGCCGCAAGTACCGCGTCAGCATTATCAGTCCTTACCGTCAGGCCGTTTTTCATAACAACTGTCTCCCGCCCGCGCCGTACATCGACCACCACCAGAAGAACTCGCGACCGAAACTCGTGTTGTTCCAAAAGCCAGCATCAGGATCGACAATCCCCGATACGTCGTAGCTGGCTGACACCTTATCCACGGATTTTGATGTCAGCACACCGCCGCCTGCAGTACTCACGCCCCCAGCAGCAGACGTGGCAAGTGTTTTACCGCCCAGTTCGGTGTAATGCGCCGCGCACAATTCTGCGAGCTCAACAAACTGGCTGCCCTGGATATTCTGATCAAGGATTGCATCAGCCTGTCTCAGTGCGCGACTGATAATCGAATCCGGATAGCGGGTTTCGTTTGCAAACTCTGGATAGTCAGTGCGGAATTGCTGGATGGAAGGAAGCAGGTCATTTTTAGGCATTTTTCATCACCTATTTTTTGTCAGTCTTCCCGCTTTTATCAGCGTTCAGTGCCGCCAGTTGCGCTTTGAGGTCTTCCAGTTCGGTATCCCGAGCGGTCAGTTGCTGTGTCAGTTCTGCATTGGTTTCCGTCAGTGCCGCCAGTTGCGCTTTGAGGTCTTCCTCACCTACAAAATGCACTGCTGCCGCATCATCGGTGATTTTCTCAGCGTGATGCGAGAAGGCCCAATGCGCCTTTACCTCTTCTGGGAAATCGTCATGAATCCCCGGAGTGAGAGAAAAGGAAGTGCCATCAGCGAACCGCAGATTCGCCGAGCCCGTAACGATGTATTTCATGGGAATACTCCAGTGAGGCGGGTTTCCCCGCCGTTATCAGGATGCCGGAACGTCCAGGTAGGAAATGGTGTTGATGTACGGCGTTTCGACCTGGCCCAGGCGTCCGTAGTAATTCGTGAGCTGGAACAGACCGCGATATTCCAGCGGAGTATTCAGCAGCGGAACCATAGGGAAGCGAATGAATTTTTCTGCCTGGGTGTATGCAACAATGCGATGTGCGCCGCCGGTACCCCGTCTTGACGCCCATTTCATGGAGACAATCTCCAGCGGCTCGCCGTTTTCCTGGAAAGAAATCGTGTTGATTTTCAGGTATTCCAGTACGGAGATATTGCCCGCAGAGGACACTTTTTTGCTTACGCAAAGACTGAACAGCTCAGGTGCGAGACCGATCTTACCTGGACATACCGCATAGCCGGAACGTACCCAGGCATCATTAAGCAGGAGGTTAACGTCCTGTACAATGACGTCGGGATCAGTGGTTGCCGTCCATGCTGCCGCTGCCGCGATGGGAGTCACACCGGAAAGGTTCAGCATGCCGTTGAAACCTGCCTGTGGATCACCGATGTATACCACCTGGTCGGTATCCATATTCCATTTCGTCTGCATCGCATCGTACTTCTGCGCATCAATGGGGCGTCCCACTTTCTGAGCAGCGGCCAGTTCCAGCACAGACCAGCCCAGTTCAATACCCCACGGGCGCAATGGCTGTGGCGTTTTGTCGATATCCAGATTAATACCCGGCACGGCGGTAGATTCTTTGCCGATCCAGTTGATGCCGTTCGGATTCGGGCCACCCACACCAGCAAAATCGGTGTTGGTGTAAGACGACACTTCATCAGCGATAGATACATCACTACGCAAAGGCATGTCGCGGGACCACTTATACGACACCAGCGGCAGATTAAGCGTCTGATCGAGACGCTCCAGTTCCCCAACGAGGAATACGCCAGCCGCGTCAGCAGTAGCTCTGTCAATTGTAAACATCTGGCTTTTCCTTAAATGTTGTAAGCGATTTCAACAAGGCCGGTTGGATCACCTGGCCCCATAACTTCGGCTTTGGTGAGTTGCGGCGTGTTGGATGCTGTGGCGTCTGCGGTCAGCAGCAGAGAACCCAGCGGGCTGGATGCTGTCGGTGCGGCAACGCGAACATATACCGGATCACCGCGCTTAGCCGTCGCGGCAGTGGCTGGCGCTTTTACGCAGATGTAACCGCGCGCCAGTTTGTCGCCCACCTGAGTGGTTGTTACACCGAGATAGGCAATATCTGCCTGCGACATGATCGGGAACGGGCGCACAAAAATACCCTTCACTACGCTCACGTCGTCGCCTGCTGCCAGCGGGACGAAATTATTATTAACGTACTTTCCCGCCAGACCGAAGCCGGAGAAAAGGTTTGCCGGGTCCAGAGATACAGGCTCAATTGTGCAGTCACGCGGGCGCGTAATTGCACCAGGAATGCCAAGCGGCATGCGCTGGAGATAGGCTTTTCCACCCATGTCGATCACCTTATTTATTACGTTTCCAGAAATTGGCGTTGAGCTGGTTAAGCTGTGCCGGAGACATGCCTTTGGTGTTGACCGCGCCGTCTGTTGTGCGCGTGGTTACCGATGGCGGCATGATGTGGTTTTTGGTTTTTTGCATTTCCACCGCAGCGCTGAAAACCGCATCTACGGTCGCTTTGGGCACTTTACTGAAATCAGAGATACCAAACGCTTTCAGGCTGTCACCCGTGCGAACGGCCTGATTCAGCACCTGGCGTTTCAGCGATTTGTCACCGTTCGGCTGGAAGCCGGGGATCAGGATTTCTGCGTCGGCAATAATGTTGCGTTTAAATGCCGCATCGCCGGTCACCTTCTTATCCTCCTCGGCATCTTCATCACCCGTTTTGTTATTCGGGTCTTCGTCCGTGGTTTTACCTTCCAGCTTTTCGATACGGGCAATCAGCGCCTGGACCCACGCCGGGGCGTCGTCATCTGCTATTTTACCCGGTTCGGTAGTCACGCCGGGGCTGTCGTCCGTAGTGGTGCGGTTTTCCGGTGGTAACGATGTGGCCTGTGATGGGATATTGATATTGATGGTTGAACTGCCGGGGATAGAGCTCATGCCGTCAGAAGGCATGTCCGGCGCTTCGTCGATGAGTTTATTAAGCGCATCCTCATCTTTCGTTTTGATGGCCTGAGCCACTTTTTTCAGCCAAGACATTGGCTTCTCCTTTTTGATGGATGGGGCTGAATCCCCGATTGCACACACGGCACCGGCACGGCCTTTAGGGATGCCTACGGCCAGATGGTTTCCGGTGATTTGGTATTGCCGCCCCTTACCCGGAGCGAGTTGTTTGTACTGTGCGTCGTAGCCGCAGCTCACATCGGTCAGGCCGCTGTTTATTGCGTCGATGGCCTCCTGGCGCTTAACCAGCACGTCGGACAGCAGCAGATCTGACTTGTCTCCGGTACCTCGGCGCACGTTCTGGATATGCCCGTGGGCCAGTTCGGCAAAGTTGGAGGGGTTAACGAAAATAATCTCTCCCCCCGGCCCTTCCGGATGTCCCAGGGTTACCGCGACACCCTCAAAGCTCGCCATGGTCTCGGGAGAGAAAACCTCATCCTCGGTGCGCCAGACAGTCACGGTGCCGCTGGCGTCAGGCTCAAGGTCGATTTCTTCCGGCAGATACACCTGCGTGCCGGTTCGGGCTATCGGGACGTCTTTACACAGCAAGGATCCGTCAGCGGTGAGAAACCGCGTCTCACCCAGGCGGGTAGTGAAAAAATATTGCATGGGGTTACCTGCTGAATTGCGGGCAATAAAAAAGGCCGCTCAGTGGCGACCTTCGGTAAAGGGATAAATGTTCAAAATCACGGCCTATTTAACATAATGACTCTTAACCGCACCGGCGAAAATGGACTCGATTAAATTGCCCCCTCAGTGCCGTAAAAGTTGCTGTTTAACTATCAAAACTGGCCACTTTTTCGGAGTAACATTTTTGCAACAAATAGCCACTATTGCAGTTCGGACAAAACAACCGGTATAAGGCGTATTTCTATCACTTTCTCGGTTCAGGAATTTGCACTTCTGACCAGCACTTGCAGTTAGGCAGGCATCCGGCGTGCCCGGTCATACCGTCCAGCGTCGGAGGGTCATCCCAGCGAACAAACTTATCTTTCATTTTTCGATGTGAGGGACGTGTTCCGGCCCCCTCAATGCGCCACCAGTAGCCCTCAGAGCCAACGGCGAGGGCGCGGGCCTGCGTCAGCGCACCAGTAGCACGCCCGATTTCAGTACGTGCTATCAGTTGCGCCCTGCTGGCTGCCACATCTCCGGAGGCCATAATCATTTCGTACAGCGCATCGGGGCGTTCACCACGTATTACCGCTTCCATCGCCCGTGCCTGAATCTCAGAAACACGGCTGGCAGCCTCAAGCGGTAATGACTTCATGTACTGAACCTGACGGGCCACAATATCGCGCGCAACAGCACCGACAGGCGTATTACCCACAACATCGCGTAATCCGACAGAGATTTGCTCAGACGCAGAGCGCCACTGATCCCACTCTTCCTGTTCGACCTGGGCGAACATCTTCTTGCCAACCATTTCTGCCCAGTCGTTAATCAGATCTGAGTAATCAATGAGAGTGGAGGAAATGCGATTGGCACTATCCTGCGAACCATCGTATGAGCCAGTTACGATTTCGTTTATCTGGGATACTATCGCCTGTAGGCTTTTGTTGTACTGGCGTTCTGACTTGCGGCGGAGGTTCGGTTTCAGATTCAGTCTCCTCCCATTCTGCCTGGGCATTTTCAATGTCCTTGTCAGTAATTGAACCACCGATACCAATAATGTCTGACATGTTGCGCAGGTCGGTCATTGCAACATGTCGCGGCATAATTTCACGATCAACAAGGGTGCTTAATGCTGTTGCGACGTTGTTAGCCATCGTAGCGCGGTCGGCATCCGACATTTCCCACAGTTTGTTAAATTCAAACGTGAAATCGTCAGGCAGTCCGGTACCAAACAGAGACCGCCAGGAGATATCAAGCAACCAGCGGATATGACGCCGCAGTCGACGTTCCTGCAACGAGTTAACGCGGCTGTAGTAGTTTTCCAGGTCACCATCACCCGTACTGAAACCGGATGGCGACTGCCCGAACAGGCGTACTAACGGAATTCCCGTGGCGCCGGAGACCTGTTCAGCGAAGCGCAAAATTACATCAGCAATACCAGCGAATGAGTAGCTGTGGGTCGCGAAATCGTCGCTCTTATCCATCAGGGTCATACCCTCGATGGTCTGAAATTCACGGATCATATCCATGTGCTTCATTAAGCCGACTTTTGCGGGGTTATCGTCTGGCAATGCCAGAACGCTACGTAACTTGTCAATGCTGTAAGTGCGAAGATGCGCTTTATGTATCAACTGAGTCGTACCGACTGTAGCGGTGTCGAATGCCTCGATGCGTTCGAAGATACGTTCAACGACTGACATACCCCAGCCGTTTTCAGTTTGTGCCTGCTGAAATGGCAGGCTGTCACCTTCCATGCGAATCAGGCGGCTGTGATGGATTTTCCATGGTGGAATACCCTGCTGGTTGGTGATCACCTTGTAGAATTTAGGTTTACCAAAATTCGGCCCGTAATCAGTCACCAGGTCGTAATAGCTCGGGCTAACCATCCAGCGATCCAGGCACAATACGCCCTGAAATTGCCCCTGTTTGATACGGTCGAGTTTAAGCGGCGTGGACATGTCCTGCCCTTCAATGAGCACCACCAGCAGCGCACCGCCATACAGACGTGACCATTTTAGCGTGTCGTTGATGCCATCCCAGATGCCGATTTCATCCCAGAATGTGTCGAGCATTCCCTTCTGCCCCGGCTCCAGCTTCGAACTGATCGTGATGCCCTTGCGGGTCATATCATCAGCCATTGCGTCCACGCCAGCGCCAACCAGGAAAGATGAGCGGTAAGCAAATTCCAACTCTACGCGATTGCGGCTGATGTACCCAGGCACGTAGGTTCCGGAAGACTGGATGTTTTTTGATTGCGCGCCTATTTTGGCTGGAAAATTGTTATACCCGTCAGCGGTCGCAACGGGCTGTTGTGCGCCGTTACGGCGTTTCTTACGGGACATATTATGCTCCGGCCAGTGCGGCCCAGGTATCAAGGGAAGAATTCATCGGTGCATAACAGATCATCGCCGAGTCAGCGAGGTTTGGTGATTTCGTACCTGCTGGCTGCTTATTCACAGATATTTTTCCCACGCCGTTAATGGCATAGGTTGGCTGTGAAAGTTCTGTGATGAGTTTGTCTTTATTTTTTATAGCGCTGCTAATGGAAATGATTTCATCCGGATTAAAGGGCTTTCCTTCTTCAACTGCACGATAGGTATTACGAAATAGCTTACGCAGATACCACCAACTTTGTGCCTTAGCATTCGCAAAGAAATCTTTGTTTAATCTGGCGTTATGTCCGTTATCCCCTGGAACAGCTTCATCATCCGGGTCAAATACACCACCACTACCACGAAATGGAGTGGCTATTATCATAGGTCGACGATCTGCTGAACGCAGTTCGTTAATAACCCGTGCATCACCACGAGCGCCCGCACCAAGCCCGTCCTCGTCGAAACGAAACTCAGTGAGATTGTCTTTATCGCAGTAACCAAATACCTTTTCTACCGAGCTGTAAATATCACTGCCGATGCCAGACCATTCTCTGACGTTCTCAAGCAGAAAACCGTGTCGGGTAGAAAATGCGTTTTTATCCTTACCCTCGTCTGCAATATCCATCGCCCCCAGGCGATGACCAGTCGGTTCAATTCCCAGTTTTATATGTGCATCAATGGCAGCCTGCACCCATTCAGACGGGATTAAGACGCCCTCTGCTGACGCGTTGTAATTCAGGTCCAGTTCTTGTGCAACGATGACCGGGTTATCAATCTTTTCACACTCCTTCCGGTACCACTCATCATCTTTACGCGGGTCGCTTCGCCAGTGAAAGGTAAAAACCGGTATTTTCCCGCCGTGGCGTTTCTGTGCGAACGGGTTCGCCATGCCGTTAACCGAGCTGAGGTCAATACGGCAACGTGTGGTTTGAGATAACGCCGCATCAATCAATAACGGGCGTTGCAGGAATGCGGACTCATCGACAAAATAAAGCGTGGTACGGTCACCACGGCCAATATTGTCACCAGCTTCACCTTTGATTACAGCCCCAGATTGGGGAAACTCTACTCGCATATAGGGCGCATGCTTTTTCGCATTCCAGCCACCGCGAAATTCAACGGGTAGCGTTTCGACAAATTTACGTGCTTTCCAGAACAGCGCCTTAGGATCGCCAGTGCTATCAACGTATTCCTCTTTACGACTGCCGAACCCAATAACCATTTCTTTGTTAAACAGACACAACGAGCAAGCCATGCCGATAGACGTCCAGCTCAGCCCCATTTCACGGCTTTTCTCTGTGAGTCCGTGTTCAAGGTGCGCCCTGCGCTCCAGAATCCAGTTAATCCACTCTTCCTGTTTAGGAAACAGCAGGAAGGGTATCGAAACTGGCAATCCGTAATCGAGGTTGCGCGGGTCGGTCGTCATCCCCCAGTCAATAATGAACTGTGCAGGGTTAGTGCGATAAAACTGCCTGAGTGCGGGAAGTATTTCAGGTCGCTGCCGGATGCGCTGCAGGCGCTCCAGTCTCCACTCGAAAACCTGCTGATAGTCTGGTTTTTTGAAGTCGAATGGGAAAGGTAGCGGCATGAGAAAAATTCCTGAATATTGCTCCGATTTAACATAATGGTCGTTATCCGCACCAGCCGGATCACACTCGCAAGGCAAAAAGCTCCAACGCCTTATTTCAGGCGGTTAAGTGGCAAAAACCGACTGAATAAAATGTGCATAAACAGGGTCGAAAAATGAATAGGGTCTATTTGGGCTGAAAGGCTTATTTCTGCATTTTTTGCGACGTTAGCCCATCATGTTGCGGTACAGGTCCGCCGCCTCATCCGTTGTCAGACCGGTAGTATCTGCTGAACTGGGTAGCGCTGGCGGTTTAGGTACTGCTATCTCCATCATTAGAGTTTCCGGCACCTTTATCCCCTCAGCCTCAAGCAGTTGAGCGGCCTCCAGAGCGCTATATTTCCCGGCAACCTTGTGTTTCATCACTTCACGCAGAACATCGCGTTGTCGTTCTTCCTCGCTATAAACACTGGTGCCAAGTCCAAGCGATTTGGCAAATACCGCGACATCGTTGTGCGTTGGCAGAACATCTTCGACTGTGGTCTTCACACCATTGGGAGAAGTGGTTACAACCTTTCTCTTACGAACGTCCAGGCTCTTACCTGCAACGTGGTTAATTTTCTCTCTGAGAGCTTCCCGAGCTTCGGTAAAAGCACGTTCAAATTCGATATTCTCTTTACGCCAGCGACGGATCGTCGTCTCATCCACACCTAAGCGCTGCGCAACCATCCGGTTGCTGATCTTGCTGCGGGCTAGTGCCATATCCATCACGATACCGACGTAGGCTTTTTTGAAGCTTTTTTTAGGAGCCATACGCCCGCCTAAGTCAAGATGTTTATTTTTTGTTCAAAATCCAATTTCTCCGATCCGAGTGCGGCGTATCACGCGGGAATTTCTGGCTTGCAGGCCGCGCCCTCTCTGGTGCCAAGTGCGGCATATCAAAGGGGTCAAAAATGCGGCATATCCTTTTTTTCGGTAAAACTGCGATTTAATGCCCTGAGGCCGCGAAGAATGGGAAGATAGTGGATCACCTTACTATTTCCATTATGTGGTTAACTCAGTCCAGATCCATGTCAACCGGCGCGCAGAAAAGATGCCCATAAACGTCAATCGTGGTCTTGATATTCACATGCCCGATAAGTCGGGAAACATGCGTAATATCGACGCCTCTTGCAGCCAGGCGGGAAACAGCAAAATGCCGGAGGTGGTGGAATCTTTTTATTCCATGGGACAAAAGTGTCCTTTGCAGCACCCCTTGAGTGCCATAGTTGATGGAGAGCGGAGTACCGTTAAAACTGTTTGCGACCAGCGGTTGACACGTTCCGAACAGTTCCCCGTCCAGCAAAGAAAATAGTTCTCTCGGCATTCTTACCTGCCTTTCCACACCGCGTTTGAGCCCATCACGAATTACACCATCAACAATATGTCGCCGGATCTGGATAATTTCCGGGGAAACATCCGCATAAGTCACCGCCAAAGCCTCGCCGAGGCGCAAACCGCAAATCCCAAGCCAACAAGCAATTCTTTCACGCCTTGGTGCTGTATCAAGTAATTGCCTCACTGTTTCCCTTGAAGGGATAGTTATTGGCCGACGGCGCCGACGAACAGGACGATCCACAGGGTTGAAATTGATGAGTCGCTTTTCTTCCAGAAGAAAAAATGCCGAGCGAATCCATCGGTGGCAGCCTGGGCGAACTGAATTTTCTATATCCCTGTGGTTTATATGGAGAACGTTTTTTTCCAGTATCGGGCCGTTAACAGCAAGGAGATCGTGACGGCATTTGGTATAGGATGATAGGCGTATGATGTTTCTTTCTAGCTTGTTGACCTGATAACCAAGAAAAAACAGGATTAACTTACGAAACGTCCATGAATGGTCTATTCCACGCCATTCAGCTGTCCGACAGTCAAGTTCAATATTCTGTTTTTGCCAAAAAACATGTGCAGCGTTATCAATGTTCTCAAAAATACGTCGGCGGCCATGCCCAGATTTATCATCACGCCAGTGAACGTAATATTTTGATTTCAGGTCTGCGCCAACGGAATGTTTAATTGACGCCATGAAGAATATTCCTCTGTAATGCAGGGATTAAGTAAATGCATAACTTTTTGAAAAGGCTATCAAGCGAAAGCCTTTGCAAAATTTTATAACTCACATAACGAAGGTCACTTTAGTCTGAATCAACCTGCGAATAAGTCGAGCTGCTTCACGCTCCATTTCGTCAATAATTTCTGGTGTCAGTTGCTTTCTGCAATATTTCCATTCCATCTGAGCGAATACCTGATTAACCTGTTCATTCTTAGGAGAAATAATTTCTACGTTCAAGCGTGCCATGGTGTTTCCTTTTAGATGTGAGCCTGTCGCATGGCGAAGCCGGCAAGAGCGAACGACTCGCCCAGGCTCACTACTGAAAGTCTCTCTTCGGGATGCGCATGCGAAGCGCAATAAAAAGCCACCAGCGGATGTCAGTGGCTTAATAGTTAATTTACTTGAGTCAAGACTTGCGAATTGCGCTAAGTATTGAAGAGGCTAAATTATCAATTTCTTTTGCGACAGCGTTTAAATCGTGCCCCACCGTACTTCCTGTTCTAGCCTGGGAGGCACCAACAGCAGCCTTAGCAATTTCAAGGGCAGCTTGAACAACCGCAACGCGGTCTTGTTCTTCGGAATTTTTGCAATTAAATTTCTCTAACATCACAACCTCCTTTTCATAATCTGAGTCAGCAGATTATACCCAGGCATCTTCATGTAAAAGCATTATCACAGGCACTCAGTGAATGCCTGCTGTAATGCCTTTAACCAACCACCGGTCCGGATGTGCTGGTTGCCGTTGAATCTGGCGCGGCTGCCGCTTCTGCCTGGAGTTGTTTAAGCCGGACTTGCACCAGTTCCTCAACTTTATCCGCTTCGGCCTTTTCCGCTGCAGCGGCTTCCTGCGCTTTCGCTTCGGCGTGAGCTTTGAACCAGTCACGGATTTTTACCCATCCACCAGCAATGAGCAGGAACGCACTAGCGATGGCGGAGAAGTACAGCAATAGTGTTTCGAATAACGTCATTTCGTTTTCCCTTGCCTGAGTTGTTCAGCCTGCCGGATGGCGGCCAGTTGGTTGTTTGCTTTCTCTATCGCAGCCAGGAGAGGTTCTATCCAGAGAACAGCCTGGCAGTACGTCAGTTGGCTGGAGGGAGCGGAGGCACTACCGGCTTTGTCAGTTCCGGCGGTAGCGGCGTGCATTGCCCCGGCACGTAGACTGTTCGTGTAGTTGAGCAGCCCGTCAGCAATGTAAGCAGGCACAGGGTAATCACAGGTTTTTTCACGGCGCAGTATCTCGCGGTATTCGATAACGGTTGTTTCCGCTCTGGCGTCAACGGCGGCATTGGCATCCACCGTACCGGATGCCAGCGCGCTGAATGCCTGGCTCTCCGTGGCCTGCTGTTGAATGACTTTCGCCTGCAGCAGGACATTGGCATCAGCGGTATCAGCGCGGCTGCTGTTGCTTGCATAGCGGAAACCAAAGAACAGGCCAAGCCCGGCCACCAGCAAGATCAGGAATACGATGATGCTGGCGCGCACTTCGGCGCTCATCACACACCGTCCAGGCAAAGCTGTTTTTCTTCTGCGCGACGTTTCACCAGACCGGGCAGTTGTTTACCACCCGCATAGGTCCAGCGTGAGAACTGCTGGCAGGCGTCCGCAATGTGCCCCTGACGCAATTGCCAGAACATCGTTGATTTCTGCATGGCACCGCAGCCAACGTTAAACGTGATGGACGTGACGGCAGAAAACGTGTTGTCGCTCAGCTTAGAGCCATTGGCATAAGCATTGACGCACTTCTCAGCGCTGAGGATGTTCTTTTCCCAGTCTGCGGCGATCTGCTGGTTTGTCTTACTGGTGCCGGGCTTCACATTTTGCGTGTTGCCTATCCCATCGGTCAGAACGCCAGCGGGACAAATGTAAGGATCACGTCGGCAGGATTCTGCATTACCGATAAGCTCCAACCCGCGCTGATTAGTCCTGATATGGCCGTTGCTAACCACAATCGCGATAATGGTCATGACCGAACAGGCCACCCCGGCCACACCCAGCTTTTTACCTGTAGCCATGGTTAATCATCCTGCGGTGGCGATACGAGTTTCCCGGCAGAAAGCGCTTTCTCATATGCTTTCGTCCAGCGGCGTTTGAAATACAGATTGGTGAAGTACGTGGCGGCACCAATCAGGATCCCGCTTATCAGCGCAATAAAATTCCAGTCCAGACCGTGAAACCAGTCATAGGCCCGCGCAAGGCCTGTACAAATCAGGCCGCCTGACGTGCAATACGTGGCCGCTGAAAAGATTTTATCAGGCATGGTTTTAATCATCTCGTCACCTCGCGTTGTAAGCGGGTGCTGTGCGTAATAGGTTCAGGCCCTCGATCTGCAATTAACAACGAGACGATGGGAGTTGATTGATCGGGGCCTGAAAATAAAAAAAGCCAGCTTCTCGGCTGGCAATATGGGTCGAGCAAAACCGGCGATTATGCCGAAGGTACCCTAGCTGGTTGGGTTTGGTACTAAATAGATTCAACTTTACCGCAGCGATTGCATCGCATAATTGTCTTTAATGGCATGTATTTGCATTCATCTTCCACAGTATCAACATGCCAGTCATGTTGACCGAGACAGCAAAATCTGTCCTCAATCATGATTGCAAAGATGACTGTGGGAAACCAAAAGCAAAAAAATATCCATAGCCATAATAACATTCTATGCGGCCTTCTATTTGGTGCCGGGCAAAGGAATCGAACCTCTGACGTGCAGCTTACAAGGCTGCCGTTCTGCCACTGAACTAGACCGGCGAATATGGTTTGAAATCACTTACTGATGCTTGCTGTCCATTCACGCCAGCGAGCGTCTCTAATTTCTTGACTCATCCTCTGATCTTCAAAGCGATCAGACAGTTTTATTGAGTCTGGAAGCAAAGCCCAGGCAACATAAAATTCGTGCGGCTCGAACTCGCCGCCTGCAAATTGATATGCTCCGACATGGTAGACCTCGCCATCCTCTTCCAGCGCCACCACATGGGCAATATGCCAGCCATCGCATGGATTGAGCAGAATCACCCACTCACCATCCAGATCCTTTGTCAGCTTTTCACTGGCAGGGCGGAATACCAATTGCCCTGTGATTTTCTCGGACATTCTGGCTCCAGAAACGACAAAACCCCGCCAGTTGGCAGGGTTTCGATGTTAAGCGGTGTGGCGAAGTAACCACTCTTAACAGATTAGAGCGGGTTTTGTAATTACACAACTCTTTTCAGCTTAGGTGGAAGAATATTTTCCCTTCGGCATTCCTTGTCCATTTCGAGTTTAATATCAAGCGTGCAAAGTGAACCCTGGATAAAGCTTTCAGCGGCCTGGAGTCGAACCGAAACGTGATTGTGGGAAATGCCCAATTTCGTTGCCATCGCACGTAACGTCATATTGTCGATGTAATGCCATTCCAGTAATGAGCAAAGATACTCATCGTGCTTTCTGAGACGGATCATTGCCTCGTTAATATACATGCCGTCATCATCACAGCATGATGGTTTACCCTGGCGACTGGCAGGCAACAAACGCGAAAGTCCGGCGGCAGTTCTTGGGTACCCGATATTTGCAGAACCACCAGCGGCCCATGCACCCCATCGTTCGAGCACCATCTGAATATCACGCATAGTTCTCTCCCGTTCTGTCGCTGATATGCATGCCCTGGGGGCTGAAATGCTTGAGTCCTGATTCCAGTTTCATTGGATGGTGTCCCCTTTTTCTACTGTGCCGAACCAGCCGGGGTGAGCCCACTGAACGTCTGTTAATTTTCCACCGGCATCCCATAGGGTCAGGCTCCGCATCACCATGTAATGCATGAGGGGCCTTTCATGGTATTGAAGGTTATCCGGGAGTCCCTCCAAAAATTCGTCGATGGCATCAATAATGAACCCAAAGCACTCCAGGTGCTCGCTGTTACTCATTGCAATTTCATGCGCGCGAGACTGGAGTTCCATAAAACGTTCTTTGGTGAACAGGTACGACATTTCGCGGATAAGACGATCCATTTTTAATACCTCGTCACGTTATTAGCTTCCCATTCCAGGTCAATTTCGCTCTGTGGCTTACCGACCAGGTAATTCGTTGGACTGGCTTTATCGACCAGAAACTGGTGTGAGCGTGGGTCAAACGTTGCGCCTATGTCGCCAATCCATCCCTCGCCTTCGCGCTGTTTGAGTAATCTGATCAATGACGCAGGCATGGCGACGGCGGCCTGTTCGTCCTTGTCCAGGCTTTCATACCCCTGTCGTTCCGCTTTGCGTTGCGCCAGCTCGCGCGGGATGTTGCGCCATACGGCCATCACGTTGTCGGGCATATCGGTCAGTGCGCCGGTTCCTTTGACATCCATTTTCCCCGTGGGGCTGGATTCATTCGTTTTGCGGCTGTGGGTCACCAGCAAAACATGGCAGTTATGCTCGTTTTTGAAATCGCACAGGGTGTCGATAAAATCTTTCTGCCCGGTGTAGTCCTCTTCGTCGAGTCCGCATTTTGCCAAGTTATCGATAACGAACAGCTCAATGCCGTAGCGGCGGCGGGCGTAGGCGAAAATCTCCAGCAACCTCCCGGCTTTTGCTGTTCCGGTCAGCTTAAAGACCCACAGGCGGTCAGAAAACCAGTCATTGGTCATCACAATTTCTTCACGCTTCGGCGAGGCAGTACATATGGTCTGACGGGTCAGGCGGGCGAGCATCTTCCCGGGCTTAAGTTCGAGGGAGGCGATACAAGTACGAACGCCCTGACTCATCGCTTCTACTGCGATATGACCTACCAGCTCGGTTTTGCCGTGACCGTTTACCCCGTTAATGAGTGTCATCTCGCCTGCCCGGAACTTGAAGTTGTAATTCAGTGGTGTCCATGGGCTGTTGAATAATCCAACATCGCGGTGCTCAAAAGCTTCAATGGTTTCCTGCAGCAGGTCACCAGCGGAACATAATTCGTCGGGATCGAAGAACTTCGCCCGCTCCATGTATTCCAGAATGGCCTCGCTGTCCATGCCAGCCATCAGACACTCGTTGATGTCTTTGTGGGGTAATTCGACAAGCCGGCAACGGTGCTCACCCAGACGCCTTGCGATTTCTTTCGCCGCCTCGCGCCCCACGTCGTCATTATCCAGGCAAAGCCAGACTTCGGTGAAGCGATCGAGGTTGTGATACTCATACTCAATCCACTGCTGTTTAGCCCCCTTCCCGCCGCCGAACGGTACCGACAGTGCGTCATAGCCCAGTTGGGTGAAAGTCATGCAGTCAATTTCACCCTCACAGAGAACAACCAGGCGGGTCGATTTGTCCAGCGCCTGCCAGCCAAACAAACAGGGCTCACAATCAGCCTCGGCCATAATGATTTTTTTTCCGTTTGGTCGCTCTATACCGATGCGCTTTACCTGCAGCAGATCGCCGTTACGGAGATACGGATACGCTACTGCCGGTATTTCCCGGTTTCCATCGTGGTACCAGACCACCGCGTCAGTCACTTTGAAAAGGTCGGCTGTTTCACGTGTAATACCACGAGTTGCTAAGTACTCGTAGCAGTGATTTGCTTTTTTAACGCCCTTCTTCGTCGGCCTGGAGAACGTTTTTTTCTTGGCTTCGAAGTGGTGATCGTCGTCTTTAAGACCGAGAAATTCTTTAGCCTCGCGCATCGCGTCATGCAACTGGCAGTTACGGACCAGTACCCACAAATCGAGCAGGTCACCGCTGTCACCACTGGCGAAATCAGCCCAGTTCTTTTTTCCACCGATATTGATTTTCAGGCTCTTCCCAGCCTCACCATCGACACTGCCGGCGCACCATTCGCGCCCTTCAAGGTGTCCCTTCGGCAGAAGGTATTTCGCCACTCTCTCGGCGTTATCCCACAATTTTTCTGACAATTCAGATGGCGACATTACGCGCTCCGTAAATCAAATTTAACAAAACACCAGGCTACGAATCCTTCGCGCAATACACCGTGGTTGTATCCGGCCATCAGCACACGCTTGAGAAGTGATTTCATGAGCGACCGTCTCCGCGCCTCTGACGGTCAATCGCGGCCTGGTTGATAAATATCTCCCCTGACCCATCGCTGGATGGGGTGTACCAGGAGGGGTAGGCTGGATGCTCACCATGACGGCCCGCTGCTGGTGCCTGATTGGGTACACGGTCCGGGAAAAGCCCCTGCCAGCCGCTGGTGATGGAGCGGCGAATAACTTCGTCCGCGTTGTGGTGCCCTGCCAGCTGCTTAGCCTGGTACTGACAGGTGGTCTCAGTCAGAGGCGCTCGTTTCTCACGGCGAAACTTGACCCAGTCAGCCCACACTTCGGCGCTCACGTTCTCAGGTTTTTGCCCTGCAGGGTCAAACTTGCTCTTCGCGCGCTTCTCTTGTGGTTCATGATCTTTTACTTGTGGATCAGGTTTTGAATTTACTTGTGGATCAAGTCCCCCGGAATCTGACGGGTCAAACCGGGTGGTATTGCCAGAATCTGACGGGTCAAGTACACTTGAGGTGCTCATTTCTGACGGGTCAGAATCTGACTGTTCAGAATCCGACGCGTCAGAATCTGACGGGTCAAAACGGGTAGACTTAAGCCTTTCCTCGCGGATTTTCGAACGCTGGCCAAGTGCAATTTCTTCCAGCTTTTCGATGTTAAGAAAGTACATATTTGATGTGTTGCGATTGCCATTCCGCCGATTTTCGCGGCGCAGCCATCCGCCAGCCTCAAGTTCAGTGATGGCTGTGCGGATAGTGCTTTCGCCTGCGCCCAACTGACGGGCAATGGTTTTGATACCCGGATAACTGGCACCCTCATCGCTGGAATAGTCTGCAAGGCGTACCATGACCATCAGACGGGTGCCCTTTACTCCAGAGGCAGCGCAGGCATCCCAGACATAGCCCTGTATTTTGCTGCTCATGTTGTTAACCTCGTAAAATACTGTTGAAACTTCCATACAGGCTGCATGCACTCATGCGGATAGCCCTGCCTGGTGAAATAGACTTGCTGCTTCTCACGATTCCAGCCTGTGACGTGCACAATCACGCCTCGCGGATCGCGATAGATGAGATCAAGAGCCTTAACACCGTCCGTTTCCGGCATCATGTTGTTTGTCCGCGCTTGATTTGAAATTGAATGTTCTGGTATTGTTTTTCATGGAATTACTCCTGAGGTAGTTTCAAAAAAGACGCAAGGTAGGAAGTCAAAACAAACCCGGTTGAGTTGCCTCTCTTCCGGGTTTTTTCTTGCCCGCCTTACGCTCCGCTGTTGTTGTCTGACCGACAGCCCACTGACGGGCGTGACAGAGGCAGTCATCAAAAGCGGCGCCCTTTTTGCTCGGTTGCGACATGCGCCGGTATTGCTCAACGCCCTTGTCGCCCCCCCCCCCTTGGCAACCGCTTCACTGAATCCCTCTGCCACCAGCTTCGCGATAATGTGTTTTTTCAGGAAATCAACCGGGTGCATAACCTCTCCTCCGTTGGTGCCGAACCTGCCTCCGGTATATCCTTTCGGTTCCTACACCCACGGACCGAAGGAGGTTCGGCATGTCTCAAGAAGTCACTCCCCTGTTTTGTTACAGGGACGAAAATCAGTTCAACGAATTCCTGTCAGTTTTTACCGACGCACACGCACTGCCAGTGACCTTTGAGGTCTGGCAAAGAGACACCGAAATAACGATTCAGGTGCTCCAGAACCAGGGAGTTGTCGTTTATCGCGCGTATCCTGACAGCAAAGAGGAATTCATCGAATTTTGTCGGGTCTTTGGGTACATCGCCGATAACAAGGCCCGATTCAATTTCGCTTCCTTCAAGTCCCAGCAGTAACTGTTTCGCAGCGGCAAACGTCACCGGGGAGACAATTAACCACTCCCCGTACTGCGCCCCCATATAGCTAATAGTCACTTCCTCGTTCACATCCGCTCCTGTTGATTGATGTGACATGTCACGCTCCTGCCTTTCGGGTAACGCCAAGCTTTCCATACAAAAGCCAGCTAGGATCGCAGTTGAGCGCTCTTGCTAAATCGAAAAGACATCGTGGGTGTGTTGTTTTTCCAGCCTCGATTAAATGAATGGTTTGTTGCTTAATTGAAGCGTTGCCAGCCAACTCAGATTGAGTAAGCCCAAGCTCTAAGCGCTTGGATTTGAGCCTTTCGCTTAATGTATTCATATGGACTCCAAACAAGTTTAATTGTATTGTATTTTGAAGATATCTTGTTTGTCAAAGACCATTTTTCTTGTGAACATCAGGAAACAAAGCGCGAGGAATTTATGAGCATTGCCGACAGAGTAAGAAAACTGCGGATCCACCGAGAGCTAACGCAAGCAGAGCTGGCATCAAAAATCCACACCTCACAACAGGCTGTACAGCAACTTGAGGATGGGAAGGTGCGAAGGCCCAGGTACCTACCTGAACTGGCGCAGGCGCTTGGGTGTAGTGTCAAATGGTTGCTAACTGGCGAAGGTAATCCCATTAAAGGTGGTGATGCTCTACCGCCTGAATCTGAATGGGGAACCGTGGATGCGTGGGATAAAAACACCCCACTCCCAGATGATGAGGTTGAAGTGCCATTCTTGAAGGATATTGAGTTTGCCTGTGGTGACGGGCGCGTACATGGAGAGGATCACAACGGCTTTAAGCTGAGGTTTTCAAAAGCAACGCTTCGTCGGGTGGGTGCAAACACAGATGGTTCTGGGGTTCTATGCTTCCCAGCCACTGGAGACAGTATGGAACCAATAATACCTGATGGCGCAACCGTGGCGGTAGATACCGGAAACAAACGCATCATTGATGGTGAACTGTACGCAATTAACCAAGGTGATCTTAAACGTATCAAGCAACTATATCGAAAACCAGGTGGCAAACTCCTTATTCGCAGCATCAACCGAGACTATGACGACGAAGAAGCCAGTGAATCTGAGGTTGAAGTTATTGGATTTATATTCTGGTATTCAGTATTGAGATATCGCAGATAGTATTCTCCTCTCAAATAGGCCCGTAATCACGGGCTTTTTTATTATAACAAAAAAAATAAAATCAAAAAAAACAACAAGTTGAATCAAGCTTGGTTGTTATTAACAAAATTGTATTTTACAAGTGAAATTGTAGTGAGTATCTTTACCTCATCAGCACATCACGGAGCCAATGAGATGAATTTACCAACATTTGATACCTTCCAAGGACTTCCTCTTAGCGCAACGGCCGCGTTGGAAAATATTCAGGACTTACTTTCTGCAACGGAGGTTTGCTTTTCCTCAGATGACAATCAAACCAACGCTATTGGCTTAATGGTTCTTGAATTAGCGCGCAAATACTCAACTGCTGCCTATATTGCATCAAAGGGGGAGCAATGAAAACCTTCAAAGGTCTTTCCCTGCAACCAGTAGATGCATTTCGTAATATCGCAGCAATAATAGAAGTGGGTCTGCTTATTTCAATTACCGATAAAGATGACGGTTCTGATTTAGGTGACTGCATTTTTCAACAGGCAAAACTATACGCCGAAGCCGCTGCCGATCACGCGCTGGAGAATCAGAAATGAAAACTCCCGAAGAAATGCTCAATGATATTGCCGCTCAGATTTCCGAAGGTAATACGCTGCTTGAAATGATTTATAAAAATTCCGGGGAAATGAACGAGGAAACTGATTGCGGGATAGCCTGCCTGATTCGCTCTCTCGATAAAACCCGCGAAACCACTTATGGTTATATTGATGAGCTGGTAAAAAACAAAAATGCAGTATTGCCCCCCCCGAAGGGATCGGTTCTGATATTGCGGATGATGTATTTTACGCAACGGTTAGCGCGGCGAAACTCAGGGAGCTTATTCACGTTTATAGTGAGTCATATTTTACCGGAAAAGACAGTGATGACCCTGATTGTCTGATGGCGGCGGTAATTTACGATAACTCTATTAAAACACATGAAATACTGAAAAGCATCGAAGCGAAATTTAATTAATCATCAAACTGAATTTAATAACGCCTTAACTGGCGGGGATTCCTGCAACTCAAAATCGAGTGAGGATAAATTATGACATTCATCAAAGACAAAGGTGCGTACAGGTCGGCATGCCTGATTGCAAGTTGTGGCGAGCCGTATGCACATATCGCCCGGTTATATCTGCGTAAGGCTTATGGGTGTTAATTATGGTCAATAACAACAGCACAATTGATGCGGTCCGCGACACTGCTGAAAACTTATATCAGTTGCTGGATTTAATGTTTTCTCAGTTTAAGGAGATGGAGCCAGGGCAGACCGAATCTCTTATCGGTCTGAGTTTCGAATTAGCCAGCCAGATTTCTTCATGGGCTAACGCTGAGGAGAAACGTCGCAATGGATAAAAATAACCTGATTGAAACCCGTCGCCGCCGACTTGTACAAGCAAAACTGGATTCCGTTATGCGCAGAACGGGTGGAAACATTCAGATGGCAAAACTGGATAACGGAGCTTTATTCCCGGTTGAGTTATCCGAGGAATTATTAACGAAAGCGTTAATAAAACTTTTCGAAGAAATGATTTACGACACGCACAGGCGCGCCGAAGCAGAATCCATTATTTCGGAGCATTACGCCGACTGTATGGGCAGAAGCAAATTAACGCCTGATGCCGTGTATTTCATGGATGCGTTAATTGAAACCCTGGCCGAAGAAGCGATGAAAAAACGGAGGCTCCAGAATGCATGCTAACCAGAAAATGTTTGTGCGCGACGGCGTTTCGATTCCGTTACCAGTGCGGACAGTTGACCTGCACGTCTCCCCGGACTTCTCCGGTCGCGTACTGGTGTACCTGCAAGGCGGCCTGGTCTCTGAACGTCGCCTTACTGACGACGAGATGATTCTCAGCCTGGACGGGTTTATCGATCTGGCCCGTAAGTTCGGATGGACTGTTACCCCCCCCAGCACGGATTAACGGGAGATACCTGTGGCACTGACAGCAATACGCATTCCTGAGTGGGTGCATGAACAGGCGGTTTTCGTTCTACGCCAGTACAGAAACAAACGGGTTCATCCCTGCCGTATGCATCGCTCAGGAAATCTGAGCCTTCGGGTTAACCGGCGCTGGCGGATGCTGTCACGCGATGGCGGCCAGAACTGGGAAGTGATGAGCCATGAAAAATACTCAAAGGTTAAGGACAGAAAATGACTGATAAACGCATTCACGCCAGCGCCATTGATCTGGCGCTCCAGAAGTACCACACGCCTGTCGGCGATCTGTTTGTTGCTACACATCACGGACGTATGAAGCGCTGCTTTAGCCGCGATACTGCCATCCGGCATCTGGCGCACTTTCTGACATCGCACGCTTTCGCTCGTTCCGGCCTGGCGGAACGCCACCCTGATGCACGAGAGATGAGACCGGAGGGTGAAGTTTGGGTGCGCGGCGCCGTCACGCAGGAATACTCCCTGGCTCACCAGCGCACCGTTCGTCGTTTGCGCCGCATGCTTGCCAGCAAGCGCGAAGCACAGAAGTGGCTGGCGAAATGGGATGCTTTTTATGACCGCGTTGCAAAAGAACGCGAAGAACTGCAGGCCAGCAAACCGGCGGGGATTATCTGATGGCAAAGAAACGCAACAGTAAGACCCGTCAGGGATTGTGCGGTGTGACCCTGGCGCAGGGACACCGGCTGACGCGGGAGCCAGTTACCGAGCAGAGCAAAACAGAACTGTTCGTATCCCAATACGAGATCGGAGATGGCAATGTGCAGATGCCTCTAAATCGCAGCATGCGCCGTTATGCGAAACACATTGGAATCACCCTCACAAAGGTAAAGACAAAATGAAACTCCTGCCATGTCCGCTTTGCGGAAACGATCAGATCGGGACTACAACGGTCATTTCATCCGTATCTGAGCATACTGAATGGGTTTCTCTGTACTGCTCGTGCTGCGGATTGAACCTGCCACCGAATGATCGTGAAGCGGCGTCGCTTATCTGGAACCAGCGAGCACCACGCCCCGAAAACGACCGGGAGCCGAAAGCATGAACATTGATTTCCAGGATAAAGGGGCTGTTGCCACGATGACCATCACCAGCTCCGTATTTGAGTTCCGGCTTCACAATCGCGTGGTTGATGCTGCGCTTTTCTGTGAGTCGGGAATTATCCACACGCGTAGCGGCTTTTTCCGGATGAAGACAGTTATCTCTGGCCCGTCAAATCGCATGCTTCGGGCGTACAGAATTGCACAACAGGAGTCATCACGATGAGTAATGGCAAACACCCGGCATTCCCATGCCACAGCACTGCAACGCCGGCCGGTATGACATATCGCCAGCATCTGATTGCCCGGTTAGCTCCTGTCACCGTGGATGCGTTTTTCAATCACGACGCCTTTGATAGTTACGAAGAAATGGCAGATAGCCTAATGAATGCCGTTGACGCCATTGTTGCTGCTGAACAGGAGACATCAGAGTGACAGAACAACTACCTGGTATTGTTCGCTTCTCGTTTAAGCAAAAATGCCTCTGGTGCAACGGGAGCGGGAAATTACCGAATTACAACCTGTATAGCTGTGGCACTGCGTGCACATACAGACCATGCGAGCACTGCAACGGAAAAGGTGAGGTGACAAAACCATGACACATGAACTGACCCCAGGGCTGCACCCTGAACGCCTGAAACACATCCGCGCATCGTATGAAGCCAGTAAACAGGGGCATGCATTTATCGGCCACCCGAGCTACGACGAACAGATTGCAATTATCGATGCACTCCTGACAGCAATGAGCAATCAGCCGGTGGCCTTCCGTAATCGTGGAGAGATTGGCGGGGTATCATTCGCCAAAGGGTTTGACTATGGCGAACTTCCTGACGGAGCACCACTCTACGCTCACCGCGCACCGGCATTCCCGGCAGTTATGCAGTTCGATTTTGTGAGCACGCTGCAAGCCGCCAGATCATACGTTAGAGCGTCAACTGCAACCAGTGGGCATGCGTTCGGTGTTCTCCAGGCGATTGATCGAGTATGCAGTGACTACGAACGTTGGCTGACATCAGTGCGCGAGGATCAAACGGATGCATAAAGCCTTTGAAGCATGGGTTCGCCAGCGGTATGGACGCCGCTATGACCTGACGCGTGATGCTGATGGCTTCTACTGCCGGGAAGTGGTTAAGAGGATGTTTGAAGCATGGTGCCACTGCCGTGGCCTGAGTGTGGTGTGAGGTGGGTATGAATACTATGTTTTTGCTGATGGCTGAATTTGAGACATCAACAATACCGCTGTCGGTTATTGCGGAGCGATATCTTGGTATGCGGCCAGCAACGGCAGATAAAAAGGCGGGCTGCGGCGAGTTACCGATACCCACTTTCCGTGTTGGTGACAGCCAGAAATCTCCGCGAATGGTTCACGTTGCCGACCTCGCGGAATTCATTGATATGCGTCGACAAGCCGCAAAAGATGAGTTAAAGAATTGCAGATAG